CCTTTATTCTGCCTCTGTATTTTTCATTCATTTTTATAACTTTTTTAGGCAGTGGCTTTGCCTGTAAAGCTTTATCTGTAGATGCTTTATAAAGAGATTCAGATAAATCTTTTGCATTAATCTTGCCATCTCTCATATGTGTTTTAGCTATATTCTTATAGTTATAATAAGGAACGACGTTTTCCCTATGAAGCTTATCTGCTTCCATCATCTCTTTTCCATAAGCTGGATTTTTTCTATTAGCCATATCAATAGTATCTTTTTTTAATGCATTTCTGGCATCACGCAATAAGTTTAGCTCTTCTCTTTCAGCTCTTTCTAAACCACTTCTTACTGCTTTTTTATTTAGAGAATTTATTTCTCCAAAAAGATCTTGTTGTAAATTTCTGGATGTTAAATAGTTAGGGTTATTTACATACGCGCTATGCGACGATTTTAATGGAGAACCAGAATTAAGCATTCCCATTTTTCTAATATCTTCTAATGGTATGTTATTATAATTTGTATATTTTGATGCATAAGGGGCATTCATTTCTTCTTTTGTTAGTGAAGATTTATTAGGGCTAAACTTTTTCTCTGTAGAGAGTTTAGCTACATCCCTATATTTTTTCCCTCCAAATCCATGCTCTAATGTCTCTTCATAAAGAGCTCTATTGCTATTAGCTGGATTATAATTTTGATATATTGGCTCCTCTCCCAAAAGCTTTTCATACTTATTATAAATAATTGATGAAGGTTTTTTTACGGCTGATTCAATGGCAGGAGATGCCATTTTTTCAAACTCTTTAACTACTTTTCCTGGCCTTATAAAATCTAATAGACGCGGTACTTTTTTAATTGCTCCAGCCGCATATGGCGCTGCGGCTGCTCCGCCTGCCCCTAATGTAGCTCCGATATATGGATGCTCTGGCATATTAGCTACTCCAGCAAATCCACTTCCTAAAATATTAGATGCGCGACCACCCACTCCAGCTGCCTTTGACAACCCAGCTCCTAACATTGTAGCCGGTATCCATGATGCCGCTCCTTCTGTCATTTTTCCTAATAAACTTTGATCTTTTGGCCTAAAAATCTCTCCCCTATCATTTGGATCGTGCCATAATCTACCCAATAAATTTTCTTGGCTCTCCCAACTTTTTGGAGTTCCTGGAATTGGGTTATAAAGATTATGAGGAAGATTCGCTAAAGTATGAGGAAGATTTCTAACAGCCTGAACGCCTGATGTTAACCCTGCCGCAACATTGCCCATGCCATGTATTGCCTCTAGACCTAACGCCTTAGGAGAAAGGAAATCAAGTGGTCGTTCGCTTGGTTGTTCTTTTAACCCGACTTTTGAATAGTATTCATTTTTATCCATGTCGGAATAATGTTTATCATATAATGAATCTGCCAATTGTTGGTCCGACATATCATTATATTGAGGATATTTCTGTCTGATTTCTCCCATGCTTATCATTTTATTTATCCTCGTATGCCCAATGGATCAGATGCGGAAACAGCAGCCTTATCAATATTTCCAGCGCTACCTAAATCAGAAGGTGCCGATCTTAGGCTATTCTCGTAAGCAGCATTTAATGCTTTGGGCTTTAAATATTCCGCATACTTGTTCATGTTCTCTTTATTTACCTTATTCTTCTCAAAGTTATAAACTGGCATATTATTGTCATATTCATTCCATGCAGCTCTCGCCTTTCTTATTGGTATATTCTTAGCTTCAGCCATATCAAAAAATTTCTCTTCTTCAAGCATTCTATTTGATTTTGCTTTTAAAAAATTCCCAATATCTATACGAGCTTTATCTGTCATGTTTCTATTAAGCTTAAGTTCGCCAGCAAATTTTAGCTCATAATTAGTTAATCTATTTGTCTTCATCAATTTAAGCATCATTTGCTGCATGTTTTTTGCGGCGTTATCGGCTTTCTGGGCCTCTGTAGAAAAGCTTGGAATATTTCCTCTTAAAGGCCCCTTTTCTACCTCACCAAGCTTAGAATATGAGCTATTAAACTGATCTATTAGATTTTTCATTTGAATTGCGTCTTTGCCAGAATCATGAGCATCTTCAGTAGTCTTGGCGTATGACATCAAGTTTTCCTTAGATTCTGCCTCAGATATTCTTAACTTTGATTTTTTCTCTGCTAATTCTAATCCACGGAGTCGCTTTTCTTCTGGGGTTTCATGTATTCTTTTATTTTGCGCTGCATTAAGAACATCTAAAACTCTTCTAGCTTTTGTAGCCTGTTGCCATTGTTCTGGCATAGGATGCTGTTCTTCCATTTGCTGTCCCAAAGTAGCATCTGGTCTTTGTCCTGTTTGCTGCATTGGTCTAGCAGGAGAATAAACACCAAATTGATTAGGAGCCTGTCTCTCAGCTGGATTAAATGGAGATACAGCTTGGTTCCCAGCCTGCATAAGATTAGGAATTTCCTGTCCTCTAGTTTGATCAAATGGAGACATTGTTTGACCACCAGATCCCATACCCTGAGGAGGTCCGCTAGAATATTGTTGGTTAGGCTGCAATTGTTGAGCAGGAGTATTTCTTGCTTGCATAGGAAGTTGGCCACCTTGAGAACCCTGGGCTTCTTCAATAAGCTGCATTATACTTTTAACCCTTTCTCTTTCTATCTGATTCTTTAATTGTTGAGCGTAGTCTTGTCTACCAAGTAATCCAGATTGTGCCCCAAGATGTCTCTCCATAGCTTTTCTTTGGGCAATCTGTGACTCAATATTAGGACCATAATATTGATTCTCATTTTGAAGTCTTCTATGCATATCAGCAGCAGCCATTGCACGCTGTTCTTGCTCTTCTGGCAGACCGGCGGCATGCATAGCTTTGTATATAACGTCTGCAATACTCATTCTATTAAACATAATTTTACCTAATATTTATTATTTCCCAGCGCCATTGGCTATGCCTGTTTAGAGAAAAACCCTTGTCCCCATTTACCAGCCTCGCCCCATCCCTTGCTTTGACCGTACCCATCTAAAGCTTTCCCTGCAAGAACTCCACCAGTTAACATACTCTCTAAACTGCTTTGTCGTCTCTGATGCTCTAGTTCTGCTTGAGCTTTTAGCATGTCATTTAAAGATCTGACAGATGCTGTGGCCGCGCTTAATCCAGCCCCCATCATTCCTTGCTCTCCATGCAGACCTTGACCATAAAGATTAGTAGTTCCAGTCAAATAATCGTTATAATCCTGACTAGATATGCCATACATTCTTCTTGCCATTTCTTCTTGATGTGCTGGGCTACCAATATATCCTCCAGCAGATGCTGCTTGGTTTCCGGCTCTCATAGCAGCTTCAGCATTATATTGATATCCTGGGGATCGTTGATATCCAGCTCCTAGTCTAGACATTACACTGCCCGGATCAGATAAAAGCTGTTTATATTGTTCTTGCAATGTTGGAATAGATTTTTGACCTGCTTCAACATATGGTTGTAACATACGTCGCTGCTCTTCTCTCATTCCTTCTAACTCAGCGCCACCGCCTTCGCCTTTCTTGCTCATTAAAGAACTTGCTAAGCTCATTGCCGCTGGTATTGCCGCCATCCAAAAAGTCATAAATTCACCTATCTATATATTATTATTATGTAATATCCACAACGCCGTCAGTTAAGACGAATCTTCCTTTGCCCCAAAATCTAAATTGAAATGTTATTTCGTTGTATCTTCCTAAATTATAACTCTCAAGAATATTTCTTCTCTTTCCTATACCATTAAGCACCTCTCCTTTTGAGCCTCCAAAAGTTACTCCACCGTCAGATGAAGTGCTTATATCAATTCTTGCTATCTCATCGTCATATCCATGTCCTTGCTCAATAGGAAAAGTTATTTTTTTAACTATAAATGGAGTTCTATCAGCTTTTGCAGATGTAGCAGTAACTATTATTCTTGGGATTTCGCGCCCATTATAATCTGTATATTCTGACGATAGTTTATATAAATTATAATCATTATAACTTATAAAATAATATGCATTATTACAATAAGCTACACGCCTTGCTATATGACAATTTTGCCGGACATCACTTAATGTATAAAATTTTTGTGTATTAAAGTCATAATTATAAGTTACATTATCGCTAGGAAAAGTGAGCTGATAGAATACATGCCCATCTTGTTTAAAAATAAACCCAAATGAATTTTCTGGATTGGTTAACTGTGACAATCTATAATTTATTCCATCAGTAGATATGGTGCTAACTGTGCCTCCAGCGCAATACATTATCGAAGGTCCTGATTTCTCATTAGCAGCTAACCAAACTATAAAATCATCTCCTGAGGCAATAGTAGCAAGATTCATGCATCCATAATCTATGCTATATCCATTGTTTCTTTGATAAGGAAACAATTTAAGCGCTAGATTGTTCCATACTTCAGTTGATATAGAGCCCATAACTAAAAGCTGTCCTACCTTTCCTGGAAATCTTACGCACGCAACCACATCATCAGATTTATTTTGAAATGTTCCAGTTTGTTCTGAAGTAGCTGCAAATCCACCAGTAAAGCCAGATCCGGCGGCAGGATTATTGCTTGTTATTACTGTAACTGTAGCTCCTGTTCCATTTCCTCCTGAAGTTTCATAAGTAACAGCATTGGCATATCCAGCTCCTGAGGCTACAACGCTATAAGTTAATGCACCACCGCTTCCATCTATAGTAAGAACTTTTATCTTTCCTGTGCTAGCATTTAGCTTTCTATTTACAACCGTTAGCTCATCATCTACTTGATATCCTAGCCCTCCATCAACCTTGGTAGCTGAAACTATAGAAAGCATGTTATCGTCAGAAAGCCTCCATCCTGGAGTTCTATATGGCTGTATAAAAGTATTGCTACTATATATAGCAGCGATTATTCTATTATCCTGATAGCAAATATAATTAGGCGTAAAATCTATATTTAATTTTTCAAATACCTCACTAGAGTAATCATAAATATAGATTGATGTTTGATCACAAAAAAACACTTGAGATTGTATGTTTTCATCAATAATAACATCGATGGCTCCATCAAAAGTTCCTATTTTTCCTATCTCATATGTAGTAGGAATGTTATTTAAAAAGGTAATCTCTTGTACGCTATTACCTATAACGGCAAACATTCTATTTGATCTTGAACTATAGAATATTCCTCTTCCTACTCCTGATAAAACCCAATATAAGGCTTCTCTATAGCCGGCATAGTTTACCATCCAGCCATCAGCCTGGAACATGTTATACACCTGTTCAACAGAAATCTTTGGATATCTGCCAAATTTTGTTGAACATAATAGAGCTAGTGGAAGTTGTCCCATATTATTAATACCCAGTTGGACTAAATCCTCTGTCTAAGTTAAATGACATCCAGTTTACCGCTCCCCCTCTTCCATATAAGTTTATTCTTTTAGGAGTTATATCAATATAATTCATGCTATTAATATTCGAAGATATCTTATCTATTATTTGCTGAACCTCAGGATCTACAGGATGACCATAATAACCACATAGCCTGCTTGCTAAAAGATGTTCTAAATAATCTATATACCAAAGATCATATACCAACAGCATATCTGTAGTAAGACCAGATACTCCTACCGAATCAAAGCTAAATTTACCCCATATATGAAGAGGATATGTACTGGCAGGATTTGGATGGATATATAAATCACATCCTTTTAGCGTTCTTTCAAACGAACACTCATATGGAAGAGAATTAAATCCTTCAACATTACCAGTAGTATGGTATCTGTCTCTGCCTATTTTCTCTACTGGATATCTTACAGTGTCTAGATTAAAAGTTAGAGACATAGGTTCAACAAGGCCTTTAATAAAATATTCTTCTTGTCCAATAACAGCATCTATTGTTTTGCTAGAATAATATGGAATCATTCTTGTATTAGCAGAATGATGGGCCAAGACTTTATTAAATAGATCTAATCCTACGGCTATATCATCGCCACCGACAGTTTGATAGTCTTTAGATCTGATCTTAGATAGATAAAAAGCATTGGTAATCAATTTATTGAGTGTATATGCCATTTTATCTTACCCCTCTATACATCATAGGCGATTGGCTTAACTAATAAGTCAACGTCATTCGCGTTATATGATGCCATATAGTTAACCTCTATTAAACGCTATAAGTAAATGATTTAACTAACAATAAAACCGCAGCTTCTGATGCAGAATCCAACTTATAATAGATAGTTGGGGCACCAGTAATTACTGTTGACACGCAAGACATATCTAAATATTGAGGCACAGATATAACAGAGGCGCTCAGTTTAGAATATTCATTAGTACCGTCAATGCTTAAAGAAAGACCATTTCCAGGGCCAGCAGGAGAAACAGAAGCTTCAAAAGCAACATTAGAGTAAGTATCAATAGGAGCTACAGCAGTAGCTAATGATAGCGCAGTATAATCAGTAGGAAAGCTTCCAGAGCCCGGAAGAGTAATAGATATAGGATCTGCGTGCACAAAAGTCTTGTCTGAAGAACTGCCTAATGTATAAAAATCTACAAATTCGGCCGAACCATCGGTCAAGACAGTGCCAACTAATCTAGATGCGTCATAGCCATAAGGAAGAGTTGGGGCAGTTGACGATAGAGATATAATCGCAGATACGCCAGGATTAATTATTCCAGCTGAAGAAGCGATAAGATGTATGTAATAAAAAGTACTATTTGCTAAGACTCCTTTATCCATTCCACCAGCGCCAACTATTGCTGAATTAAGAGAGATGTCAGCAGAAGCAACCATATCAATAGTGTTGGTTGAATCTGAGCACTCACCTGCAGCTAAAAGTAATGTAGTCTCACTACCCCATCCCCATGAAACATTAAGATTTTTAAGATAAGGACCTGGTTTTCTTGATCCTGTAACAGGTACAACGATTCCAGCATTTACAGTCATTTTGTTTCTCCAAAATTATTTTATCCGTCTAACTAAACACTAAATGTAAATGATTTAACATAAATCGCTACAGCAGTTTCAGAAGCGCTATCCAACTTGTAATAAATAGTTGGAACACTATTAACTAGCAATGATTGACATGTCATATCATTGCTTTCATCAACTCCTATTACAGGAGCGCTTAATATAGAAGCGTAATGTACTCCTTCCGTACTTAACCAAAGACGATCTCCAGCTCCCACAGGATTAAGAGAAGCTTCAATAATAAGATTAGATACTGCATTAATTGGAGCTACAGCTGTAGCAAGAGATAGCGCAGTATAAGCAGTAGGATAACTTCCAGATGCTGGTAGCGTAATTTCAATAGTATTTTCATAAGTTAATAAACGATCGCTGCCATTTCCTGTAATTCTTGCTTTTAAGAACTCGGCAGAGCCATCAGTCAAGACAGTGCCAACTAATCTAGATGCGTCATAACCATAAGGAAGAGTAGGGGCAGTTGCTGATAGAGATATAATCGCAGATACGCCAGGATTAATTATTCCAGCTGAAGAAGCGACAAGATGTACATAATAAAAAGTACTATTTGCTAAGGCTCCTTTATCCATTCCACCAGCGCCAACTATTGCTGAATTAAGAGAGATGTCAGCAGAAGCAACCATATCAATGGTATTGGTTGAATCTGAGCACTCGCCCGCAGCTAAAAGTAATGTAGTGGCACTAACCCATGAAACATTAAGATTTTTGATATAAGGACCAGGTTTTCTTGATCCCGTTACTGGTACAACTATTCCAGCGCTTACAGTCATTTTATTTCTCCAAAATTATTTTATATCACTATGCGGCAGCAACGTTTCCATCTAATGGAAGACAAATACGTTGTGAACCACGCGGAACCAATAAAGCGCCCCAGATAGTGTCATTAACCAACAAGTTTTCGTTCTGACCAATAATTGGAGCATGGTACATACGTAATGAAACCTGCGTGTCCTTGTCTGTATCTATTGAGCTTTGATATGGACTTAAATCAGTAAGTCTTGGCATTGCTAAATAGAACATATTGCCAGCAACTCTTAATCCACATTTATGTGATGGTAAAAATTTAACTGTCGTACTACCAAGCACAATAGGACCGCTGATATTTTGTAGTGGATGTCCGGCAGAAGAGTTAAGACCTTGACCTTGTGTATAAGTGCCAGTAACAATCTTAACTACTACGTTACCACCAGTAGAATCAGCACTTTCAATAACGCGGAATTGAACTAATTGGTTGGTTTTTGCATGGCCCCTAAAGGTTGTTGCTCTAATACCAGAAGCAGCTAAGAAATAACCCATATCACCAACTTTTACTGCATTAGTCTGAGCTCCAGCACCACTCATTGTAAGCTCTGTAACGTTAACGCCTGTTACATCATTTGTGGCCGTAATTGTTAGCGTAGTACCTGCTATACCAAGAGCGCCAGCTATATGATCAGGAAGGTTATTAGAACTATGATATGTGGTCATTGGAGTTCCAAAAGTACCAACTTCCCAGCTCTGAGCTGTTGCGTCATTACGTCTTGGAACAAATTGACCAAGACCTGAGCCAATGATTGGGGGGTAATAATTTGTAGGAAGAACCACCTCATGTTTTGTTGATGGAGCGCCCATTGTTAGCCAATCGCTTTGTGTTTGTGCTAAAGCTTGATAAGTCAGTAAGCCCGTAGAAATACAGTCAACAAATCTAGTTGGACCAGAGTTAACCTGCATTTCACCATAGCTAGGTGACCTAGGATCTAAGTTAGTAGCAGACCCAGTAATATGTTTTGCTACTTCTATTTCTACCTTTGTTCCTAGTTCTTCAGCCATTGCACGGCCTTCCTGCTCCCAAAAGCCATCTTTGTCCAAGTTAAATATTCTTTCTTGGTCTGTAGCACTAATTGAGGAATAAGCAGCACCAATAATAGGTAGCTCTGCAATATTTTGATATATAGGATGCGTAGAAACGATAAGACCGTTGCCGGAAGTGGCGCCAGAAGGTAAAGCAATGCTAATTGTGTCGCCTAAGTTTTTTGAGATGCCTCTATGAGCATCGTTATATTTATGATTACATACTTTTGAAACAAAACAGTTTTGATTTTGAAAGCCATATAATTGTCTGTCTCGGTTATAAGTTTTAACTTGTTGCAGAATGTTTACTGAAGCCATGTTGTCTCCTCAAATCTAATAAAATTTTTATTATGAGTGAGGATTACAAAGAGCTAAAATCTAAGACTAGGAAGGTTCCTAATGTCTGAGATGCTTTCTTCTCCACCACCCAAGCCATAAGACGATGGTTTTATCTGAGATAATGGTTCAGGAGCCTTCTCCTTTGACAACGCTTCTTTATTTCTTTTGAGTGATTGAGAAAGAGCAATAAGCTTTTGAATGCCTTTTTGAGGACTAATATTTGTTGCATTTAATATAGTAGTTAACTTAGTAATATCCGCGTCAAGCTCATTTACAACGTCAGGAAGATTATCTAACGAATTAAGCATAGGAACTAATGGATGATCAGAACTTATCTGACCAAGTCCAGAAGATTCTAGCTTGTCAAAATTTCCAGCAGCTACTAGCTTTGATTTAATATCATTAGCTATAGTTAGCCTCGTTTGCTCTTCGTATTCCTGTTGCTGCCTTTGCTTAAAGAGATTGTATCTCTGTTCCTCTGTATAAGCTTCTTGAGAAGGTCTTTGAACCATCTCATCTTGCTCATAATGACGCTCACTACTTTGTTGATCTGCTGTATTAGCCGCATTTAATCTAGCCTCATACTCTGCTCTAATCCTAGCTTCAGTTCTTCTCTTTACATCATTGGAAATTATATTTACCTGATCTTGGGAAAAATGCTTAA